AAAGAACCAAAGTCAACTACAGGACCATAAGAGGTCTTAAATATGTTCTTACCAAAGTAACGGTAGAAAGCATCATAGTGAACAGCAGTACGCTCTGAAAATGTAAGAGCCATCTTTTCATCTGTAAGGAACTCGCCTAAATCTTTACGACCCCAACTCTCAACTGCTTCAGTAAGAGTAGACTTGCCGTACATTTCAGACTGGACTGTGCCATCAACCATAGTATTACCAAATGAACGTGCTACTTGTGACTGCACCATGCCTTCAGTAGCATGTGAGTTGTTCATAAGGTGGGTTGTTAACCAGCGTTGTTCTTGTTCTGACAACTTACCCGCATACTTTGCAATAACCATGTTGGCTAGGCGCTCTTCGTAAGGCGCTCCAAAGTATTCATCAGCAGAAACTAACTGTTGACGCTCAATTACTTTGCCATTAGGCAATGTGTAACTAGCATCAACCATCTTGGGTTGCTGCATAGCACGGCGTTGAGCAGGTGATACGTACTCTGCTGGATTTCTACCAGCAACAGATAGTAATTTACTCTTTACAAGACCATAAGTTTCAGCACTACCACGGTATGCAGCAACTGTATTAGCAATTGCAGCACCTTTACCTGTAGCAAAAGCAAAAAGCGCACTTGGTTGCTGAACCATAGCAGCAATTGTGCCTTCATCAACGGCAGATTTAAGACCTAGTTTAGGAAACAGTGTGTACTTAGTCCAGCCACCCATAAGAAACTTAGCCCAACCTTCGTTGGTAAGACCGCTAATACCAAAATGGCGGCGAAGACCGCTATTAAATGTAGAGTTTGAGTGAACCCATTCACTAATTGCATTAAAGTTAGGCATAGAAATGCCTTCAGTAGTATGAAGAATCTGACTTGGACCAGTAGGTACGTCAATCATTCCTTCAGTAATAAGGTGCGCTGGCATTTTAATATCAGAGATTGGACCCATGCCCTTAATAGGAGCAAAGATTGACTCTAGCCATGCACGCTGTACATCTAAACCTTTAACGGTTGATGCTAAACCAATTTTATCAGTGTATAACTTAAACATAGAGAAGAGCATATTGATGCGTTCTTCTGGTGTTACACGCAAGAAACGTTCTGCAAGCATGTTAGCACGAAACTTGTCGCCAATAATGACACGTGAGAAATCACGGAATGCTCCGATTGACTTTACAACCATTTCATCTTCTGTGTAAATCATTACATTTTCAGGATGCCTTGACATGTTCTGATTGTAAGCACGCTGAAGATTGTTACCACTCTTAGTAAGAGCCTGAAGAACTTCATCTTGCTTAGGGTCTACAAGTCTAAACTCAGGACGGTTAGCAAAGTATGCATCAAACGCTTTTGCGCTTTCAAGAACTTCTTCTGGAATAGGTTCTTTACCAGCAGCAACACGGCGGTCAACGCCGTTAAATACTTGGTCAAAAGTTTCTTTAATACCAGTAGTAATCTTACGTGTAGAACGTTCAATTGCTACATGGTTTTCAGTGTAGTAGCGTGAGCCTTGTACGCGACCAGAAATAATGTAGTTCATGTGCTCGCCCTGCTCAAAGAACTTAATCATTGTAGGCAAGTCGGTAATTGGAACTAGACGTTCTTGGTCGTCAAGTACTTTAGTTTTTTGTAAAAGATTAAGAACGCCGTCATCATCATACTTAGGATAATCACGGGCAATGCGCATACGCACAAGACCAGCCTCAGCATCGTTACCTGCTTCACGTGCAGTACGCAATGCAACAATTTCTTTTGATAGTCCATCATGTAGCGCTGCTACTTGTGGGTCAGCAAACAAATCTAGTACGCGAGTTTGGCTGTTATTCTTACCAGCATTAACAAATGTTTCTGCAAGTTTTTCTGACTTGAGTACAGCCTTGCTGCTACCACCAGTAAGCCAGGTTAGTGGGTCAACTGCAATTTGGTAGGCAAAGTTAATTGTGCCAGATGGAGAAACGTATTCATCTTTAGAAAATGGATTAGGATTTGCAATAAGCCATTTATCTGCTTCTTTAGATTTTTGAAATGCTTTAGCACCATCAGCACTTGCAGTACCAGTAAGTGCACCAAGTGTTAATGGAATAAGTGCCCAAAGGCTACCCTCTGATGGTGGATGCTCACTGTTCATCCAGTTAGTAAAATCGTTACCTGGGTTAACCTGTCCAGCCTTGTGTGCTGCAAATGCAGTTTTCCAATCAGAACCATTGTCTGACATTTTGCGGACAGCAGCAATCATTTGATTGTCTAATTTGCCATACTCACGAAGAATATCACCAGGCTTTTTGCCATCAATAATTCCACGAATAAGATAACTTTCGGCTTTACCATACTTGCCTTCAAGTTCCTTAAGCATGTTGGAGTCCCACTGATTATGCCCATCCCATGCATCAGACCAAGTTTTAAATGCAAGTAGGCTTTTAAAATCTCCAGATGTAGGTTTAGCATCATCAAGTACGTTAGATGCAATTTTATAAGGAAGGTTAATTCCTTTGTAATAAAAATCTGCTGCTGCAACTACTGCACGAAATGGTTCAGTTACAGTGTTTAATGCTGCTTTAGCAATTTGACCAAGAATACTTGGTGGTGCTTTTTGATAACCAGCACCCTCATTAATAAACATAAGACCCTGTTTAATTTGTGGGTCTAATTTATTGTATGCCTGCCATGCCTTACCAGCATCAGTAATACGTGTAAGTTCACGGTCTTTGTTTAGAAGACGTTGAATGTTTTCTTGAATAGCGCGTTCTTCTTGTGTTGGCTGTCCCGCAAGGGATGCTGCATACAGCGTTGGGTTTGCTGTTGCAAGAACGTTATTAACAGGTTGAGGAAATGGCTGATTAGGATTTATCAGAGACATTACGCCAAATTAATTCTATTGTAGATAGCCTCTAATTGACCTGACGGGTCATTCTTCATCATGTTATAAATAACAGATGCAGGGTCAGATGGTCCCAAACTACGGATACCAGTTAGGTCTACACCTGGTCCAGGACCATAATCTGCACCAGCAGAAATTGGTTCATCTGGAAACATTGTAGGAGCATCTAAAGGAATAACATCAAATGCATCTGGCATTCCTGCCATAGGTGCACCAGCCTGTTGGTCATTTAATGATTTGTTTTCACCATATGCAAAACCTGTGTACTGCTGCATTGGTTGCTGCATTCCATCAATTGCTCCGCCATCTGTGCGCTGTGAAAGCGAACCTGGTCCAGATACAGGTGCTGGATTTGCAGGTTGACGATAACCACCATGTTCTGCCATTAGTCTTCGTCCTCCTCATCAATGTGTTTTCTAATATCATCTAGCGTAGGTTGCTGTATCCATTCGGGATACGATTCAGGTGTTGCAATTAACCAAAGCGCATCATCTCTGCAAAAACCAGAGCGGCGTAATGACTTGTAATATTCATTTAACCAGATTGAATGTTCATCTAGTTTTGTATATTCTCTTTCTTCGGTTTTGCGTCTGCGAGTAACTGGCTTCTTCTTAGGGGTTGCCATTGCTTACTCCTTATCGTAGACGCTTGTTACTAATCTGTGCACTAGAGCGAGCAGCACCGCTGCCTGTCATTGTGCTAAGTAGTGTTTGTAATTCTGGTCTTGCTGGAGGTATAGCCGCTCCACCTGGAGCGCCTCCTACTGGTGGTTCACCAGGAGCAGAGGGGACAGGTTGCTCAACTGACTCAGCAGCACCAGCAGGAGGATTCTCAGGTTTGAACACATCCTCAATTGCCTCTTCAATAGATACGCCCTTCTTGCGTGCTTTGATTACATCTGCAATCTGTCGCACTAAGTTAGATGGGTCTTGTCCTTGCATAGCCATTTGAGGAATTGCTTGTGTCATCTGCTGGAGTGAACCAACAAGAGCATCTCGCATCTTTTCAATTTCAATTTTCTCTTGCTCTAGTGTTACGTTAACTCCAAATGGAAGTTCACGCATAGCCATATCCTTAGAGATAAGACCGCCGCCTAAAGCCTGAAGCATAAAAATTAAACCTTGTGCTGGGTTAAGACCAGCAAGCATTCCGTAACGTACGTCTGCGGAATAGTCCTTCTTGATGTCTTTGCTTGGCAAGTATGTAAGAACATACGGTGAGCCTGCATCTACACCACGAATTGTTTTTTCAATATTAAAGAGTGCTTCATCTGCCTTGAAGCAAAGCGTGATTACATCACGAAGAGCAGCAGCCAAAATAGCCTGTGCTGATTTAACCTGTGTGTCAAATGCTCCGAGTAGTGCTTGCACACCCTGTCCAGTGACAATGCTTGCATTGACGTTACCAGTACGAGACTCTGGGTAACGAGCGCCAACGCGTAGTTCTTGATTAAGAATGTTCTGCTCGGTAAATGCACCTTGCGGTAGTGTGAGTTCAACTCGGCGTACACCCGCTGGGTTTGCTGTACGAATAACAGCATCTCCACCAAGTTGAAGTTCTTGTACATCTTGTGGCAAAACAATTGGTGCTTGTACTGACTTCTCTGCTGCTTCCATTGCAAGTAATGCAAATCGGTTGCGAAGCAACTGAATACCAAGTACATCATCAAACTGTCCACGCAATTCACCATCTACAGATGGTCGTTTTGCGATAACAACATTCATAATGCCAAGTGGGTTTACCGCTTGAGATAGAAGCATGTTGTTTCGGGATGGTAGGTATAGCACTGACTGGTCTTTGTCATAGTAGCGAATCATCTCTACCATGCCATTAAGGTCTTGCTTCCAACCCATCTTGCCTAGAAGTTGATACTCATGTTCTGGGAACATAGCCACTAGTTCACCTAGTGTCATTGAGTATCGTTTTGCGAATGCAACGCAACGTCCGTAGCGGTCAAACTCTGGGTAAGCACCTACTGGGTTTTCTAGTCGGATACGTGGCATTTGCGCTTCTTCATCCAATTCAATAATGAACGGGAGGAATCCATAAGTAATGTACATGTCAGCGCCGTTGTACATTTGTACTTGTAAATCTGAGTGCTCAAAGTAATTTGATGCAATGCGTGTGCGCTTGTCAGCAAAGTTACGAGCACGGTCGTTAGTCTGGTTAGCAGCAGAGCAGTTAACCGCTGGAAGCGGTGCAATAACTTCAGACAAGTCACGTGCAACAATGTCAATAAAGTTTGCTACTACGTTCTGGTCAATACCATCTGGAAAGAAGTTAGGGTAAACCTGTGAAATTTTACCCTGACGTACCATCTGCACGTCACCGTTGCGCTGGTCGCGCCCGTTGGCGCGATAGCGTAGCGTTGAAACACGCGCACCAATCTGGTCAATGCTTAGCATCTAGTAATCCTATCCGTATTGTTCTTGCCATTGTTCTGCAAAGGCATCATCTAAGTTAATCGCAAAGCGACCATTCATTTGCTGTCTTGTAGCCCAACGGTTGTTAAGGTACTGAGACGTCCTACTTGCTTGCTGCATTAACTCGCGTGCTCTGATAACTGCAAACCATAAAGCCATGACGGTATCCGTCTTGCCTCTGGTATCTGGTTTCCATGTAAGTAACTGTTGAGTTAAAGCCTTTAGTCCTTCGCTACCTTCTGATGAGGGTAGTTCGATAATGTTATTGTTCTGATATTTACCATCACGCTCTGTGCCAAAGAGGTTTGACATGGAGGCAACGCCGAAAGATGTGTCCCACTTGTTCTTGCCTGTAAAGTGAGCATCAAGGCGTACGCCGTATTGAGCGAGCCAGTTTCGTAGTTCGTCATCAAGGGCG